TGCGATGTTTAATGAAGAGACGGGTGAAATATCGTTTCCTCCGACTGCTCAGAGACAATTACGTGCTATGGCAGATGCTTTAGGTATGAATAAAGAGGAGTTTGCTTCGATGATTAAACTCCAAACAAAGTTTAAGTCAATGCAAAACCAATTCTCTTTTGAATTAGAAGGAAGAGAAGACATGCAGGAGTTTGTTACTAGTATGGCCAGTTTAAATCAACAAACTGGTAAATATGAAATTAAAGTTCCTGGTTTAGATGACGCAGTCGAAATAGAAGACCTAACATCTAAACAACTAGACGCTTTAAAAGAAGTTCAAGACCAACAACAAATGACTGAAAAAGAGTTGATGGCGGAACAAACAGGTGTGTTAAAAAGCATTGAGAATAACACCAACGCTCTAAATACCGCATTATTGGGGGGTGTGATAGAAGGTTTAGATTTAAGTAAGGTTTCCGTAGACCTGAGTCAAGCTATTAATAAAGCTTTTAGTAGTGATGAATTAGGTAAAATTAGTGATAATCTTGCAGGATTACTATCAAGTGGTATGGAAAATGTGTTTGGTACTGAAATGTCTAACATTACAGGAATGATTGGTGAGGGTGGTAATGTTATGCAAGCTCTCATAGGCACCGCTATGGGTGGAACAGGGGACATAATGGAATTAATGACCGAAGCAAGTAAAAAAGATTTTGTGGTACAACAAGGATATTTTAAGATAAGTGAAGTAAAAGGGAAAGATGTAAATGATTTTAGTTTAGACCCTGGCAACACAAGAGCTGTTCTAACAGCAGATAGTGGATTTTTAATACCTTCAGTAAACGATACCGTAAGTGGTGTTGATTTAACCGCAGGAGCAAAAGGAGCAAATTTAGGTTCCTTAGTTAGTGGTGGTGGAAGTGTTCCAGAAAAAACAATAAAAGTAGAGTTTACTGGAATACCCTCCAGAATCCCGATTGAATTAAACGGTAAAAATATGGGAGACTTTAATTGGAAAGGTCTAATAGGTGACAACCTATTCATGCAAAACTTAAAATCACAGTTAATAGAAACTAACCTAACTACCGCTTCAGGTATGAATAATGAAAGAGAGTTAGCTAGGTATGATAGTATGGTATAAGTCTAAGATTTCTATTAACGAATATTTATATTAATAAATAAGACAATATGCCAGGGTCACCACAAAATAATAATTTTTCTTCATTAAGTTTTTCAGGTACTAAAGCACTTAGAGATTTACTTTTAACAAAAAATTTACCTAACCCAGAGGGTTTAGGTCCATATGGTAATTTTACTAACTCCACATACTCTATTGCGTCCTTTTCAGTTAAAGATGTTATAGACCAACCAAGTGTAGAAGTTAACTCGGAAATGTTTTTAAATAAACTTTATTTAAATAACGCTTACGGGCCAGAAGGTGGATATTCGGATTTTATAAAAATATACACTACGAGTCAAGGTATAGCTAAGGTAAACGAAGGAGAGTATCCTGATTTTACCCCACCAGAGACTGGGGCAGGTTTATTTGGTGAAAACCCATTTAGGATTGTAGCTCGTTATTATTCACCAATGGACATACTATTAGGGGTAAGTGCGGAAGGACTTTTATCCCAAACATTGTTACAGGACAGTCCACTACAACAAGCGGGAGCGAGACAGCTAAGGTTTGAATTTCAAGAAAGAATAGCACAAGAACTTTATCAAGAAACAATTGGTAGACTTAGTTTTGTAGACGCATTACAAGACCCTATAGACGCTTTAGATATAGTTACGGGGAGACAACCCCTAATAAACAGAGATTATACTATAACACAACCTAAATCACTCGTAGGACAAGGATTAGACTTTGTATCTAGACTGACGGGAATATATGTCCCGTATTCTTACATACCTGGAGATTATTTTGAATTAGAACCACCTAGAGGACTAAGCAGCGTAGAAAAATCTATTTCTGACATTACAGGAATATTGGGAAGTTTAGTGGGAATACCACGGAGGAGACAATCCCCTTCACAAAGATTTTTAGAATATACGGGAGGAGGAACAAAATCAAAACTTTTTAAAGCAATCAGATATAATAAATATGGGCCACAATATGGTGAAGGTGCACAGGCACAGACCGCAATTGGTGCTGCGTTTGGTGAAGTTATAGATTTTGTTGGGGGAGGTATTCTGGGTTTTGGTAATAACCCACCCAACCTACCACAATATATTGGAGGGCCTAGAAATAGGATTGCCGACATGACAAGTCCACCAGATAACACATATGCGGGTAAAAATTATGTGCAAATGTTTGGTCCCGACGCGGTAGCGAAAGAGTTCGACTCTAACGAGTATGAATTTGGGATGCGAGGGAGAAACTATAGTGACCAAGGAAATGTCCCAGGGGGATTTACATGGTTTACGGATAAGACACCAGGAAGTGGATTTTTAAATAGTGTAGGTTCCTTATTTAACGCTAACGCTAATAGTAATAGGGTAGGACCACAGGAACCAGGAGCGACACAAGGGCCGGAAGGGTCTACAGATAATACCACACGGCATCAAGTACCAAACTCATACGACGACACCAAATCTACTAACTATAAATTTAGACAAGACAGTCTTATGGACACTACCCAACAGATTATAGATTCAGTACCTAAAGGTGGTGCCGGTCTAAAATCTGTTTCTCACGCTATGAACCAGGTGAGTAAAGTTTTTAATGATGGTTATAAAGAATTAACAAAAGGTTCACGAGTTAAAAAATTTGTAAATACTGATGCAACATCAGGAGAGGGGATAGAGCAATCGAGAGAGTACTGTAGGGTATGGACTAAAGATGTCCCTTATTACGCGTATGACAGACTGGTTAGGTTTAATATGAACCATAGAAAAGAAACATATTCTGTTTTAGATAGTCCTTACAATTTAAATATTGCACCCCACAGAACCGATGAAAGTGGTAAGGGGTCCAGTAACATTGTTGACGGTAAGGTTAAAAAATATATGTTTTCGTTGGAGAATTTAGCTTGGAGAACAAGTGGTGAACCAGGATTTACATATGATGATTTACCTTCCTGTGAAAAAGGGCCAAACGGAGGAAGAATTATGTGGTTCCCACCATACGACTTAAGTGTAGACGAAGCGAGTTCAGCAAACTGGACTGAGAACAACTTTTTAGGTCGACCAGAACCAATATATACATATAATAATACAAATCGTACAGGAAGTTTACGATTTAAAATCGTAGTAGACCACCCGAGTGTTCTAAACTTATTGGTTAGAAAAGAATTACAAAAGTTAGGACCTGAAGAAACAGACGCTATTGTAGACTCTTTCTTTGCTGGGTGTAAAAAATATGATATTTTTGATTTAGCTAGAAAATGGAAACAGTTCTCAGTGAATGAATTAGAGTCCTTAAATGAACAACTTAACACTGCTGGATTGACAGACAGGGCCACTAGAGAAATTATAAATGAATCGGCAACTGAAAATCCACAGGAGACTAATCCCACACCATTACCAGAATTACAATCAGGACTATACTTCTTTTTTGATAACGACTATCCAGACACTAATACCAACTCTACTACATCTACGGTAAGTTATGTTGCGTGTGCTGAAGGGAGTATGTCACAATTTGGCCAATACCTAGTTCCAGGAGCGAGTTCTTTTGAAGAATATATTAATAGTGCTAGTGAAGCTGATAAACCTGGTTTTAGAACCTTCTTCACAGAAGACGCGGGTAAAAATGGTGGCATTGGTTCGGGTTCAGCTTATGACCAATATAATAACGTATGGCCACAATTTGCTAGAGATTTAAAACAGGTCTTAGATTCCGGTTTAAAAAATGTAACATTAATATTTGATGGTTCGTCAAGTTCTATCGCTACTTCCGCATACAATAAAAATCTTTCACAAAGAAGACTGGATTCCGTAATTAAAATGTTTGACACTTATGAGATTGATGGGAAAAAAGCTTTTAAACAGTATAGAGAGGACGGTACGTTAAAAATACCTGATGGTAACTCCATGGGTGAGAGTCAATGTAACGTAGACACTGGTGGTACTGGTGAAGGTGAAGAGGGGCTTGGGTTAAATGAGACTGGTGTGATAGGGAGTAACACTACGACAGGAACAGTAAATAATTCTGGTCCAGTTTATTCCGCACCCGCGGCAGGATGTAGGTATGTTACCATATCTAGTATTGAATATGAAGATATTGCACAACCAGAACCAGAACCGGAACCTAAACCTCCAGTGGATAGGAAACGAGTTAGGCCTATACAACAACAGGAACAACTTAATATAGAAAATGACAAAAATACCCGAAGAGAAATAGCCAACAAAGTTCTAATGAAAATGGTTACCGAGTGTGATTATTTCGACATGATTCAAGAAGAGAATGAATTTATATATGATTCTTTGAAACAAAAGTTTAAATTTTTTCACCCCGCATTTCACGCTATTACACCAGAAGGGTTAAACAGTAGGTTGACTTTTCTTAATCAGTGTGTTAGGCCAGGAGCGACCATCCCTACCGCCACCAAAAGTGGAACTTTAAACAGAAATGCAGACGCTAAGAACACATCATTCGGTGCACCACCAATATGTATTTTACGAATTGGAGATTTTTACCATACAAAAATCGCTATAGACCAGGTGTCCTTTACTTATGATGAGAATCTATTGGATTTAAATCCAGAAGGTATTGGGGTGCAGCCCATGTTAGCTACTGTTAGTCTTAATTTTAAGTACATTGGAGGACAAGGGTTAAAAGAACCAGTCTCCCAACTACAAAACGCTTTATCCTTTAATTTCTTTGGTAATACTGAAATGTATGACGATAGAGCAGTTTTAACTGTTACGGATGACAATCCAGATGAAAAAGCGTGGATACAGGAGAACTCTGACTTAATTGGTAATACTGGACTCCCAAATCCAGAAGGGACCGCAGACGAAACAGATGAAATAGATACTTCAGCAAATGACGGGATTACTATTGGTGATAGAACCAACTCATTTGGGGGCACTACAGGACAAACGGGCACAATTAACTATAAAAACAACTGGGTAGACCTAAGTACCGCAGCATATGAATATATCAATAGTACTAATAATGATATATTTGATTATGTGAAAAATCAAAATTATGTAGGTTTACAAATATTTTTCTCGGAAAAAGAAATGTTTGAAGGTGAGTATTATAGTGCGACTGCGGTCCCAGGAAGTTTTAATACTAATAATGGAAAACTAATAGGTAAGTCTAAAGGTTGGGAAACTAGACTAAAGGATTTGGAAGACCTTTATAAATTTAAAATCACAGACGGTACGACCTATATTCAAAACATAGCTGTTGGGTTAACTTCATCACAAGAAGATAGTTTAAAAGAGTTTTTACAACACCAACTAGTTGATAGTATACGTGAATATGAGTACCAGTTCACCCAACTAGACCTAGATTTAAAAGCTAGCACCTTAAAGTATGTCAAACACATTAATTCACTTAATATTGTTAATAAAGGTGGTGATGGGTATGGGGAAAACGGTAAGTGGACCACACTTAAGTTATCGGGAGGGACAGACGTTTATCCCACAGTTAATGGAGCGACCCCTCCCACAAACACATTAGTAGAGTTAGGCGACGACTATAAAAACCTAACCAACTTAATTACTTTTTATAGTCAAATATATAACGGGGATAGTGCGGGGTTAATTATTGGTAATACACTTCTTGATGTTGTGACAGCTAAATTAACTGCACCTAATCAATTTAGTGTTGGATGGGACAATATTAGTAATGACCTCAACTCTCCCATTAGTGCGTCACTCACCCCCTTCATTATGGAATATTACTTATTTGGTAATAAATTAATTGACCAGGCCACTGTGGATTCATTAGTTAATACTAACATACAACCATTTAAGGATAATAATAATAACTACGTGGGACAATCATCCTTTATAGGTGAAATGGTAGAAGCCTTATACCCACCACCACAAATGACGCCATTATGGGTAGACTGGTTTAAAAATGAAGTTTCTGAATACATAACACTTAACGAAGATTTCTATATAAGAAAATTTCTAGATATTAATGACGAATTTCTTACAAATGTAACACCCGAAGGTATTAGTACATTATCACAAGGATTAACTGAGTTATCATACCCCGCTAATTTAACTGACCTGAAAGATGATAAAAAACGAGAAATGACTTATGAACAGGTTACGGACCAGAGTATAGAAGCCGATATTAGGGTTTACTCGAGTAAGAGAAGTACGGGTCCTGACAGTAGTTTTAATTTAAAATTCTTTTAATTATGTCCAGATATTATAATAGATATACAGATTTTAATGTGAACGGCGAAAACCTAACTGTTCCGTTTATTAAATTACCTTCATTATCTTCAGATAAGAAAACAATATATAAAGTTAATAGGTCTAGGTTAGATAAACTAAGTGAACAATATTATGGAAGTCCATATTTTGGGTGGTTAATCTTACAAGCGAATCCTCAGGTAGGTGGGTTAGAATGGTATATAAAAGATGGGCAAGTATTGATTGTTCCGTATCCTTTAGTAGCTTCTTTACAAAACTATAAACAAGCGGTAGACGACTATTTCTTTTTCTATGGTAAAAACTTACCCATGAATACCTATACGATACCTAACATCAACTCAACACCAATCACTTATGTGGCACCTGTAAGTAACAACACAACTGGAACACAAGGTACCATAAATACCACTAATGGTGGTATTGGGGGAAGTACGTATTCGTCTTCGTATTAATTTAATGATTAATTATGGCAAATGAAATTAGTAATGGTGACAACGTCTTAGTAGAATTTTCCGAGAACAACATCCTGTTGGTTGACCCAAGTAGAGTTTTTGAGGGAGGTAAAGTAAAGGATAGGTTAGTCGACTCAGAGAACCTAATTATATACGCTAGTTTAAAAGCCAGAGTAGTTCCCCGTAGTAAACTTATTGCGGGAGCAGGAGTAGATAACCCAACACCAGAAGCTTTTGTCGATGTATTCGAAGGAGACATCAATTTTTTAAAACCAGAAGGTAAGAGTTATTATACCAGTGATTGGACCGACACTCAAACGGGAAAGGGATTTGCTACCGCAGGAGGTGCGTTAAACCAAAGAGTTCAAAACACGGTAACAGACCCACGAACTGGACAAGTGAGGGTGAGTGAGGAAATTAGTAATAGGTTAGATTCGGAAGGTTTTGGAATTAATAATATATCTGTTACTTTAAATAGAGCCTTTACCCCGATTGTAAATATTACATTTACTGACGTTAGAGGACAAACATTGTTCGAACAAGGCCCTAATTCACCCTATGCTGCGTTTTTCCAATTACCTTACCCCCTATTTAAATTAAAGTTAAAAGGGTATTATGGTAAAGCGGTAGAGTACCAACTCATGCTAGAAAAATTTAATGCGTCTTTTGATGCGTCTACAGGAAATTATAATGTTACGTGTAACTTTAAAGGTAGGGTTACAGCATTGCTGGCTGACATCAACCTACAAGAAATGAGGGTGGCACCATATATGTTTTCGAGGTCTTATGAGGTAGATAATGGTGAAGACGAAAAAACTTCATTTTTCACTAGTAGAGGTAGACAAACTTTGAGTCAAGTATATGAAGCGTACAAGGCTAAAGGTCTTATCGATAATCGATTACCGGACCTAACGATTGACGATTTAATTGATAGGATTAAAGAGTTAGAAACCGATATAGAAAAAAAATTAAAAAGTTATAACTTAAATGCTTTAGATGATATTGAAAAATATGACAAATATAGTACTGGATACCGAAATAAAATATTGGCAAGTGGAGGTTGGAGAGCCACATATATAGATACAGACATAAACTCGATTACGGGACCTCAGGTAGATGTAAAAACTGATAAAGTTTATTACATGTTTAAAAAGGTATATAGGGATAATCCCGTAAAACAAAAAGACGCTTTTGAAAATTTAAAAAAGAGGATAAAAGAAGGTAATGAGGGTCTTTTAGGTAATAAAACGTTTGGTACGGGGGGTGAACAAGCTATCCCCGTAGACATCAGGTATGAAGATTTATTGGCCGCTCCTCCGACAGGATTTGAAGATAGCACTAATAGCTGGTTTACTTTTGAGATATTCGAAGAGAAAATAGGGAAAATAATTACCGTGTTCAACACTAAAAGAACCGAGATAGAAAAAACTTTAACTGCCGCGGTAAACACTGTAGTAGTAGAGTCACTAGGTTTCAACCCCACAGTAAGAAACATATTTGCTATATTTATTTCTCACGCGGATACCTTTCTAAGGTTGATGGACGAAACCCACAACCAAGCCTTTGCTGTTAGAGAAGACCCTAACAGGTTAAACTCGATTAATGGTACGGGTAGCCCCAGTAGTACTGATGAGGTTGTTATGGTATATCCCTGGCCTCATTACTACCTAGAAGAAACGGACGAAAACGGACCACAATATGTTAGCACTTACCCTGGGTCTACTAATGTACTTGGACAAACTAAGGCTTACGACGCCACCCTTTGGCCTGAAGTTAACTTTGTGGAGGAATTTTTTAAAGCACAAGTAATAGGTAATGTGGATAGTAAACCCGAGTTTGCGTTAAATACCGTTGGTGGAAATTGGGTGCCTATCACCTCATTTGAGTTAGGAGAAGAACAGGTTTACATTAATAAATCTATAGTACCATTCAACTATGAAATATGGGACCGTTCCATAGTCTTTTCATGTTTTTCTGGATTGTCTACACGACTTAAAGAAAACGTGGCAAAAAATACATTTTATGAACTAGCTAAGGTAGAAGCCGCTAACATCAAAGAGTACTTAACTGGGTTATTAGACCTTAACGAATTATTGAAAAACCAAACTTTCAACTACAATACGTTTTTAACTTACTTAAAAGAAATTTCACCCCTAAATAACTACCAACTACTAATTAGGGACCAATTTAATACACCATATATAAGACTTAAAAGTAATAGCGGGAGATTTACTCTAACACCCTTTAACACTTTTAAATCACTAACATACCAACTAAATAACGGGGAAATAGAGAGTTCTTTATCTACGTTAGATAATGTTTTGTCTTCTGGAAATGTTAGGGATAATAACATCTTGGAGACATTTCCATTTTCTCATTTTGTTTCAAACGACCCAAACACTTCTTGGACAGTAAATAATTTAGCTGCGGGACCACAAATATCTAGTTATGAGTCTTTAAATAGTATACAACAAAGTCTAGCATATCAACAAGACCAAAAAGTATTCGCTTCTATAATACCGGACAATACCACATCTTCGGTATTGGAAGATATTCAATTTTATACTGACGCGGATTGGGCGTCTAAAACAGCTATAACAGATTTAGCGACTAAAATTGATACTAGATTTATCAATAATCAAAACACTAGAAATTCTTGGGAGGTTTTTTATGAAAAAGTACAACTCCAAACAGACAGTAGTTATGTGTGTAATCAAAATTTAGTCACAACAGAGGGAGACCTAGATTATGGAGATAATTATGAGGGGGAAATCTTCTCTAAACAAATTACTTCATTGTTGAATACCCCATACTTTATTAATAGTATGGTCGAGGGTGTAGATAACGAGATTAATAATATTGACTCACCTTATAAGTCAGCCGCTTACCTATTCTTACATTCTTTACCCCTACCTACCTTAAGGGAAAAAACATTACTATCTAATCAGTCTACGTATAATTTATATGGTGACTATATCGCTAAAACTCTGAACCAGGTGTCCGCGACACATCCATTACCTAGTGCTTGGATTTTAAAATATGGGGCAATTTGGCACAGATATAAGGAGTTCATTAATAATAATACGGACTTTTTAACTTCGGTATGGACAGATTTCGACGCTAACACATATTTTAACAATGGTAGTGGTTTGGTGTACACATATGATTTAAATGTGGGTCCTAATAACAATTTAATGAGTTTCGGAGGACAGTGGTCCCCTACCCCCACGATGGACCAACTTAATTTAGGTTTTTACCCTGAACTAAACAACTATATTTATTATTTCGTTACTGGGGAGTTATTATATGACGGATTTAACATTAGTGGGTTCCCCATAACAGATAACCAAGTCAACCAACTTATAACCCAAGAAGCTTTATATTTAAAGAATGCGGAAGAATTAACCATAACCTCCTTAACGACGGACCCAATACAGACCAGAGCAAATTTTTGGTTTAACTACTACGATTTAACTATGGAGTCTTATTTAAGTGGTTATACTACGGAACAATATCTATTATTTCCGTGTGAAGGTGGAATGAAGAAATCCCAAGTGGAATTTGAAGTTAGTTCACCATATTCCTTAACTAATAACCCCAATGTAACTAATGGAGCGGCACGGCTTGTCTGGTCACTTTCTAACTACGGATATTTTGAACACCATCAGAACACTTTTCCACAACCAGACCAGTACCTAAAGAAAATAATGGTAGACCAAGAAGAACAACTTTCTTTTAACATTACCAATAATGAAGAATATGCGTCTATTGAAGAATTATTTGACATATTTAGTCCCGAAATTTTAGATACGTTTGAAGGGTACTTCTTAAATTTTAGTGAGACGTTTAATGTTGACCCCCCCATTGCTTACGAAAAAGAAGACATAATGAGTCTAAATTTCCAACAGATAGTTAGGGAATTCTTAAAAATAGACCAAAATAAGGTTAACGATAGTCAAAGCAATACACAGTTAAGTTACAATTTAGGACAGACACAATTAAATAAAATTAATTCTACACTTAGAGAATTTCTAACCCACCAAAAGGCTTTTAATTTTTATAATCCTAAAGATATTAATCTAGAAGTGTTTAGAAGTTTGACACCTTCTTCAGGAGCAACACCAACGGTCTCGTTTGGTAGGTATACGGGGAACTTACCACCAGATATAAGTTTAATTGATTCAACCACACTATATCTTGATGAATGGAAAGAATTAAGGAAACAGGTGGGGTTCTACACTAACTCACTCTCATCTGCTTACACATTAAACTTAATCTATAATGATAGTGGAAATTATGTTACTGAATTTTTTCGTGAGCTTAATATTGAGTTTAACGTACCTAATATAAAATTGTTAAGGAAAATAATTAGAATGTATGTGACCGTTAGAATTGATGCGGGGGCTACCGAGAATATTGACAATGTAGAATTCTTACAAAGAATAAAAACTGAAGTTGTAGAATCTTGGGAATTCTCCCAGTTCGATTTCCTTAACCAACTATTCATACAACTTAAGACGGTATTACCACAGACAGCTGAAACTCAGATAGAGGAATTTACTGACAATTCCACTTATAATAGTGACGAAAATAAACTTGAACAATATCAAGTATTTAAGACTCTAAACGATAAGTGGATTTCAGGTGAGGAGTTTAGTAATAAATACCTATTTGAAGATTTTTTATTTTATGATGTGGCTAATAGAGATATTGGGGACAAAGCAATAATAACCACGGATGCCATTAAAAGTTTCGGACACATTAATAACACCAATAAAAGTTTATTAACTATAATCGGTTCTTTACTACAAGGTAATTTCTTTAACTTTATGGGGATGCCTTCCTATATTAATTTTTATGGGATGACATCTAATGGGGACACCCCGATACCTAAACTAAGCACACAAGACGAAGCAGACGCACTTTTTGGTACACATCTAGAAGTTGACACATTAGATTCAGGACCAAAATTTTTATGCCAATATGTTGGCCCACCATCTACACAGTTAGGTGGGGAACTCACCAAAAAGAGCAAATATGAAAACGATTCATTTATGTTGGGGAGAACCGTCCAAAACCCACTACTTTCTACCGATTATGACCCACAAAAAAATAATAAAGTTGTGGCGTTTGCCGTAGATTTTGGAATACAAAGTCAAGGTGTATTTAAAGGGATTAGTTTAGACCAAAGTGAATTTAAAAATACTTCCGAATCCTTTGTTGTTACAGAGGCTATGGCACAATCCGCTAACGATAAAAGTATAATGACCCAAGGGCTCAGTTTATTTAATATATATAAAAGTCGTTCCTATACGTGTAAGATAGAAGCGATGGGGAACGTTTGTATCCAACCCACAATGTATTTTGAATTACGACACGTACCTATGTTTAGTGGGCCATACCTTATATTGGATGTAGAACATAACATACAACCCAACACTATGACTACTACCTTTACTGGTGTTAGGGTCCCTTTCCACAAAATGCCTGAAATAAGTCAATTGGTGGCTAAGGTAAATCAAACATTTTTAAATAAAGTAAGGAAGAAAGTTAAACAAGAAAAAGAAATTGCGAGAAAAGGAGGGTTTGAAGCTGAAAGTGATACTGAACTTGAATCAGTTAAAAAAGGAAATACTAATTTTATAGGTAGGGACGACGATAAGGTAGATTATATTATCATCCATGTTACAGCGGGTGTAGATTACGGTGCCGACCCTATCAGTAACATCAATCAACAACATCTAAATCGTGGATTTGCGGGTATTGGATACCACTATCTAATATCTAGAGGTACCGGAGGTAGTAAACCAGACGGTACATTATATGGTGCAAGACCTTATGGTAAGGTTGGAGCACACGTACTCGGACACAATGAAAGGTCAATAAGTGTGAGTATGATTGCTAATTGTGATAAAATGGGGACTTATACTTCAGTTGGAGATTATGCGACAGATAAACAAAAGGATACATTAGAATGGACCTTATTGTATTTGTTATTTAAAGGTGGACTATTTAAAGTCAAGGAATCCCAAACGGGCAGGTATGGGGTAATAGTTAAAACAGGTTCGGGAGACGAGTTGGTGGAAGACCCCACGGAAATTACAGACAATAATAAAGGGGTGGTCCCTAATTTATGGAAGAATGTCTTAAAAGGGCATAATAATTTTTCCAATAAGAGATGTCCATGTTTTAGAGTGGAGAGAGAATTGGAGGGTAGATTGGGGGTAAACCTAAGAAAAAAATTAGCGATAGTGGTAAATGAGTTAAATAGTATTGCACAATTTAACCCATTTAACAGTGATGAAACATCACAAGAAAAAATGATAGACATTATAGGTTTAGGTAAAAGAGGAAGTGGTGGTGCTTATGTTCCTAGTCCGTGGGAGACCAACTCGGGACAATTTGGTGGAAACGATTTAGCTATGAACTAATTCAGTGGTTTACAATTATTGTAATATTTATATATAAAATAAGATTATTATGAAAAACATAGAAAAAAATTTAGACACATTTCTAGGCAACAAAACACAACCTAACAAAAATGTTAAGGTCGAAGAAGAAGGCTTTGAAGAAGTTTGTGATAAAGATACTGGGGAATGTACAACCGTTAAGTCGAAAGACGGACTTATTGAAAGAGTCAATAAAAAAATAATCGTAGAAGACGGTAGAAGTCTTTTAATGGATTAAAAAAATATTAAAATGGGTCGTAGAAAAGAAATTGAAAATATTTTATCTGAAGAATTAAAAAGATTTAATCAGATAGGTGGGTATGTTGAAGGCCTACATGAACAATTTTTAGGTTTTAGTAACGTTAAAAGTGAATTGGGTGAGCAAGCAGAAGAGGGTGACGAAACTACAACTGATGATTCAGATGATTTAAATATTGAGTTGGAAGATACTACGGATACTGGTGACGATACAAACACAGAAGAAAGTGGTGAGGATTTAAATATTGAGATGGACGACTTAGGTACAGAAGAAGATTTGGACTTAAATGAACCTAGTGGAAATTCAGAAGAGATTGACGTTACCGACATAGTAACCATTACTAAAGAAACTGGTGAAAAAACGGAAGAGTTGGAAGGCACTATAGGAAAACAAAAAGATAGTATTGATTCTCTAATCTCTAAATTAGATGACCTGGAAACCAAACTAAATGGTATGGATAAAGTAATGGCGTCCATAAATGACTTAGAAGGTAAGATAGAAGAGTACAGACCACAAACACCAGAAGAAAAACTAGAACTTCGTTACTTAGATAGTGGACCGTTTAACCAGTCACCTAAAAAATATTGGGAGGATAAAAAAGGAGATTTGAAGAAACAAAAAGACAAACATGAGTACGTATTAACTTCGGATGAAGTGGAGAACGTAAACGACAATGATATCAAAAATAGTTGGGCCTACAGTCCAGAAGATTAATAAAATTAACCACATAATATTGGACAAAAAAAGGGGGAGGTCATTGACTTCCCCTTTTTTGTGTATTATATTTTCACATATAAAACTTTTAATTAATTAAAAAAAAAACAAATGGGCACTTTAGACGCAATTTTAAAACAATACGAACAAGGACAAGTTCAAAGTAACGGACCGAAAAATAATATTAGTAGAGAAGACAGACTTAAAAAATACTTCGCTACTTATCTACCACAAGGAGAAAAAGAAGGTGAACGTAATATCAGAATTCTACCTACTAGTGATGGTAGTTCACCATTTAAGGAGGTGTTTTTCCATGAAATCCAAGTGGACGGTAAGTGGGTAAAATTGATGGACCCAGGAAAGAACGGTGACGGTTCACCAACAGGTGATAGGAGTCCACTAAATGAAGTGGAAGAAGCACTTAAATTAACTGGTAACCAGAAAGACAAAGACATCGCTAGACAATACCGTTCTAAGAAATTTTACATTGTTAAAGTGATTGACCGTGACGCAGAAGATGACGGCGTAAAATTTTGGAGATTTAAATGGAATTATAAAGGTGATGGTGTAATGGATAAGATTATCCCTATCTTTCAAAAAAGAGGAGACATTACAGACGCTAAAGAAGGTAGAGACTTAACTTTAATGTTAAAATCAGTACCACTTCCTAGTGGAAAAGGCAATTATACGGTTGTATCTATGGTTATGGCTGAAGACCCATCCGTATTGGCGGGAGATGAAGCTACAACTAAAGAGTGGTTAGGAAATGTAGAAACATACAAAGATGTTTACGCACAAAGACCTGTAGAATATTTAGAGGCTGTATCTAGAGGGGAAACACCAGTTTGGGATACGGACCTTAAGAAATATGTTTATGGTGATACTGAATCTAGCATTGATATGGGTGGAAACACACCTCAGTCACCTATTAACACTACTACTACAGTAGACCCACAAGCAAACGACTCAGAGTCTGACGATTTACCATTCTAATAGTAAAAACTAATGGCAATTAAGAAAAAAAGTTTTAAAGACATTAAAAGTAAGTTTTCTAAGAAAGCTTCCTTCAAACCAGACAGGTTTTTTGATTTGGGGGATGCGTTCTTAGACGCAACTGGTCTACCAGGTCCAGCTATGGGACACATTAACATGTTTTTAGGGCATACCGATACTGGTAAAACAACTGCTTTAGTTAAAACAGCGGTAGACGCTCAGAAAAAAGGGATTCTACCCGTGTTTATAATTACAGAACAAAAATGGGATTTTGACCACGCTAAATTAATGGGTTTAGATTGTGAAATGGCTGAGAACGGAGAGTGGGACGGGTTTTTTCTATTCAATAATGAGTTTCAATACATAGAACAAATCACCGACTACGTCAATGAGTTATTAGATGCTCAAGAAAGTGGTGAATTGGAATATGATTTAGTGTTATTATGGGACTCAGTAGGTTCTGTCCCGTGTAAAATGACCTTTGACGGTAAAGGTGGTAAACAACATAACGCGAGTGTATTATCAGATAAAATCGGTATGGGAATAAATCAAAGGATTACCGGTTCTAGAAATACGAATTCCACACAATTAAATACACTGGTTACCGTGAACCAACCCTGGGTAGAATTACCGGACAATCCCTTTTCACAACCTAAAATCAAAGCTAAAGGGGGAGAATCACTATGGTTAAATTCAACCATAGTGTTTTTATTTGGTAATCAGAAGAACTCTGGAACCTCTAAGATAACAGCTACTAAAGATAAAAGAAAAGTTAAATTCGCGACACGAACCAAAATATCAATTATGAAAAACCACGTTAACGGTTTGGGGTATGAGGACGGAAAAATACTAGTAAGCCCACACGGATTCCTTAAGGGTAAGGACGCTGGAGAAGAAAAAAAATCAATAGAAGGGTATAAGACTGAAAATTCTGAGTACTGGAAAGACATTATAGGTTCTGATGGAGATTATAACTTAGCAGTTGAAGAAACTGGTGAAATATTTTAAATTAAAAAAAAATGGAAGAAAATATGGTAAAAGTAGAAAAAGGTAACAAAATTAAAGTACATTATACTGGCACTTTAAATGATGGTAATAAATTTGATAGTTCCCACGATAGAGGGCAGACTCTAGATTTTGAAGTCGGTACTGGTCAGATGATAAAAGGATTTGATGAAGGTGTAATAGGTATGGAAGTAGGTGAGACTAAAGACTTACACCTAAAGCCAGAGGACGCTTATGGACTAAGAAAAGAAGAAGCTCAAACAGAAGTTCCTAAGAAGGCACTTCCATCAGACTTTAACCCTAAAATTGGGGAAACAGTTCAGGGTCAAACAATCGATGGAAGGCCGATTTTAGCGAAGGTTAAAGAATTACAAGAAGATAAGGTAATTTTAGATTTGAACCACCCATTAGCAGGTGAAGAACTTAATTTTAATATTGAGTTAATAGAGATAGGAAAGTAGTGTTTAATTTGATAATAAAACAAAATGTTAAAGACATTAGTTGTCGATGGTAATAGTGTATTACAAACAGGATTTCACGGAGTAAAGGATTTTTACCACAATGATAAGCATTTTGGAGCTATTTTCTATTTCCTTAACACTCTTAAGAAAAATTTAGAAAAAGAGCCCTACGATAAAGTAGTTGTCTTCTGGGACGGTAAAAAAAATTACAAATATCGTAGGGATTTATACCCACCATATAAAGTAAAAGATAAAAAAAGACTAGACAAAGACAAAGTTGACGACATGTTTCGTCAAAAAAACAGAATATCACAATACCTAGAAGAGTTTTTTGTCAGACAAGGAGGGTACGGTAGTTGTGAAGCGGACGATTGTATTTCATACTATTGTAAACATTCTCCCCAAGAGAGCAAGACAGTTCTGACAAATGATAAAGACCTATTACAGTTAGTAGACCAGATAACGACAGTCTATCTTACTCATACTGACACCCTAGTCACATATGAAGATAAAATTAAAATAGGTAAACTCCCATTAATGATTCCTCCATGCAACATCCCAACCTTTAAAATTTTATTAGGTGATAGAAGTGACAATATCAAAGGAATTATGTACTTTGGTGAAAAGTCTTTAATTAAACATTTCCCAGAAATAGAAATAGGTAGGGTGTCTATAGAAGAAATATTAAATAAAACTAGGGGCATACTATCCACTGGAAATAAAGATAGAGGATTAAAAAATTTATCGGAAGGTGTTTCGTCGGATGGAAGAAAGGGGGAAGATTTTTTTGAAGTTAATGAAAAAATAATAGATTTGACTAATACATTTTTAACTGAAGAAGCAAAAACCGACATAATAGATTTAATAAATGAACCTTTGGACCCTGAAGGTAGAGAGAAAGAAAATGTAGTACAGATGATGAAAGAAGATGGGTTATTTACTGTACTACCTAAAAAAGATGATAGTTGGACATCTTTTATCCACCCATTAATACAACTAAGAAATAAAGAAATTAACTATTTTAAAATACAAAAAAACTAAAAATGGAAGACAAAAAAATAACAAAGTTTGAGTTCCTGCTAACATTAGATGACCACATTATCTGCCAACGATTTTTTAATGTGAAGGGATACCGACCCAAAAACCTAAAGTCGGTAGATTTATATGAAACCGTGGAATACATGAAAAACCAAGTATCTAGGTCATTAAAAATGAAATCTATGGATTATTTATTATCCATTTATAACCCCTATACTTGTGCTGTTAACCTCTCAGAACAAGACCGTGAAAACGGAACCAAAGAAGAATTCAGTATCCATATAAAATTGAACAATGAGATAGTAATGCATAGGGTTTTTCCAGCTTGGGTCTACCCTGGAAAGGTAAGGTATACGGTAGACATTAGACCCTTTATTTCATCATTTTTAGGGGACTTAAGTGACGTGTTATCAACCGAAAATGTGGAAAGAAAATATTTAGAAACGACTCTTTAATAGTATTTATTAATTACCCAAAAAGATTTAAAATAGATGAAAGAGAGTAAGAGTTTTGGTTACCTAGGGCACACGTTTCAAGTCAAACTTATTAACCAAATAATAACCGACAAAAAATTTGCAAATAACATAATTGAGGTCATAGAACCAAAGTATTTCGACAATCAATATTTTAAATTGATTGGTCAGATGAGTAAAGAATATTTTGAGAAATATAGTACCCCACCTACCTTTGACGTACTAGACCAAATGACACGACTAGAAGTGTCTTCTGATATGGCAAGAACTAACATCTTCGATATGTTGGCAGAGATTAGAGAATGTGATGTGGAGGACCACTTGTGGATACAAGAAAAAGCTTTAAAATTTTGTAAACAACAGGAATTAAAAAAGGCTATCACCAAAGTTAATAAGATAATTGAAAAAGGAGACTTTGAATCTTATGATAAGTGTGAAGAGTACATTAGGATAGCTACTCAGATAGGTGAGGTAGATGATGGGGCTATGGACGTATTCCAAGACCTAGACGAGGTCCTTGTTGATGACTTTAGAGACCCAATACCATTAGGCATAAATGGGATAGACAATATTTTAGATGGGGGACTCGCTAAAGGGGAAATCGGTGTGTTTTTAGCTCCTACAGGTGTAGGGAAAACCACGATTTTAACTAAGGTAGCTAACACTGCTTATAATATGGGTTTCAGTGTATTACAGATATTTTTCGAGGATAACCCAAAAGTCATACAAAGAAAACATTTAACCTGTTGGTCAGGAATACCGGCACAAGAACAATCCACAAGAAGAGAAGAGGTTCTGGAAAAAATAGCACCATATAAAAACGGTAGGGGGAAACTAATAATAGAAAAACTACCCTCTGATAGGATAACGATTCTTTCAATAAAGAACAGAATAAGAAAATTAGTTGCGGAGGGGAATAAGTTCGATATGATTGTTTTAGACTATATTGATTGTGTTTTACCAGATAAACACTTTAATGAGGTGTGGCAAGGAGAAGGTCTTGTAATGAGACAATTTGAAAGTATGTGTAATGAATTAGATGTTGCGGGATGGACTGCCGCTCAAGGTAATAGGACATCTATAAGTTCTGACGTAGTGACTACTGATATGATGGGTGGTTCCATTAAGAAAGCCCAAGTAGGACATGTTATCATTACATTAGCTAAGTCTCTACCACAAAAAGAAATGGGTCTTGCCACAATCGCCATTACTAAATCTAGGGTAGGGAAAGACGGCATTGTCTTTGAAAATTGTAAGTTTGACAATGCCACATTAGAAATAGATACAGAACAATCGCAGACTTTATTAGGGTTAGAACAAGATAGAGAAAGAAGAACAGCTGAACGGGTGAGAGCCGCGTTAGACAGACGAAACCAACAAATAAATCAAAAACAAAACACATAAGATGAGTGAAAGTCAAAATATGCAAATATCAAATAGAATATTGTCAGACATTACCGTATACATGAAGTATGCAAAGTACCAACCAGAATTAAACAGAAGAGAGACTTGGGAGGAGTTGGTTACTAGAAATAAAAACATGCATATTAAAAAGTACCCCACACTAAAAGATGAAATTGAAGAAAAGTATAAATTAGTGTACAGTAAAAAAATATTACCTTCGATGAGGTCGATGCAATTCGGTGGAAAACCTATTGAAATCTCTCCTAATAGAATTTACAATTGTGCTTACTTACCGATAGATTCGATTGACTCGTTCAGTGAAACAATGTTTTTATTGTTAGGTGGAACTGGAGTCGGGTACTCAGTCCAAAAACATCATGTGGTAAAATTACCAGTAATTCAAAAACCGTTCCCAAAACGAAAGAAAAGATTTTTAATTGGGGACTCTATTGAAGGTTGGGCAGACGCAATTAAAGTCTTAATGAAATCGTATATGAATGGTGTGTGTTCTAGAATCGAATTTGACTTTTCAGACATTAGACCAAAAGGGGCAAGGCTTATAACCTCTGGTGGTAAAGCTCCAGGACCCCAACCACTAAAAGAATGCCTACTTAAAGTGGAAGGTATATTGGAATCAAAAGAAAATGGTGAACAATTATCCACATTAGAAGTACATGATATTATTTGTCATATCGCGGATGCTGTATTGGCGGGAGGAATTAGAAGGGCAGCTTTAATATCTTTATTTTCAGCTGATGATGATGAGATGATTGGGGGTAAAGCTGGTAATTGGTGGGAATTGAACCCACAGAGAGGTAGAGCAAATAATTCTGCGTGTCTAATGAGACATAAAATTACTAAAGAGTTTTTTATGGAGTTATGGCAAAGAGTAGAATTGTCAGGTGCTGGAGAACCAGGAATTTACTTTAACAATGACAAAGATTGGGGGACAAACCCCTGTTGTGAAATTGCGTTGAGACCTAACCAGTTCTGCAATCTCTGTGAGGTTAATGTTTCAAACATAGTGTCACAGGAAGATTTAAATGAAAGAGTTAAAGCAGCTGCGTTTATTGGGACCTTACAGGCGGGGTACACCTCTTTCCATTACTTGAGAGAAATATGGCAAGAGACCACAGAAAAAGATGCTTTAATTGGTGTTTCTATGACTGGAATTGGTTCTGGTAAAGTATTGGATTACGACATGTCAAAATCAGCAAGCTTAGTAAAAAGAGAAAATAGTAGAGTCTCTAGGTTAATCGGAATAAACCAATCAGCTAGATGTACTACAGTAAAACCAGCGGGCACTACATCATTAACCTTAGGTACGTCATCTGGCATCCATGCATGGCATAATGATTATTATATTAGGAGAATTAGAGTAGGTAAAAATGAATCTATGTATGGTTATTTGAGTGAAAATCATCCAGAATTGATTGAAGATGATTATTTTAGAGGTCATGATACCGCGGTAATATCCATTCCTCAGAAATCTCCAGATGGGTCAATCCTAAGGACAGAATCCCCATTCCAACTACTAGAAAGAGTAAAAAAAGTAGCTCAAGAATGGGTAAAAGTTGGACATAGAAAAGGTTCTAACACACATAATGTGTCAGCTACTATTTCATTAAGAAACCACGAATGGGATGCTGCTGGTGAGTGGATGTGGGAAAATAGAAAACACTATAACGGATTATCGGTACTGCCTTATAATGGAGGTACGTATACCCAGGCACCATTTGAAGATATTACTAAAGAAAAATATGATGAAATGATGGAATCGTTAATGGACATTGACTTAACTAGAGTTATCGAGTTAGATGATAACACTAATTTATCTGGAGAATTGGCTTGTGCAGGTGGTGTTTGTGAAATAGATGTGGATTTAAGTGAAATTAAACTAGAGGTATAGATATACCATATTGTCTTAGGGTTGAAAGAGGTAGGTTATTGGGTTAGTTAGGGTGGTTAGTATTTATATGTTATGTGTTTAAAAAAAAATTTGAAAAAGAAGATTTTTATTTGAATGATAAAGGCTTAATGGTATTAACAGAAAAATACCATATAAAAAGAGGTTCTTGTTGTGGTGGAAAATGTAAACATTGCCCCTATTTCCCATCATACCAAAAATCTAATAAAGAACTCAGAGAAGATGTGTACGTTGGACCTACACGGTTATAAAATTGATGAGATGTATGGTGTTATTGATAGTTTTTTGTGTGACCATAAGTTATATAAAACAAAAAATTTAGAAGTAATTACTGGAAACGGTAAGGTAATTAAATCCGTAGTCACTGTATTAGCAGAGAATTACGGATTTCTATGTAAACCACACATATACAATAAAGAAGTTATGTCTCTTTCAGTTTAGAATTATAAAACCTAATATTTATAAATAAAACTCATGGTAGAAAGAGAGACGTTTGGTATAGATTTTCCTTTTCAAGATAGTGCGTATGGTGACTATTTGAAAATGACAGAAACTCCTGAAGCCGAAATTAAAGCTAATTTAATACATCTACTATTAACTAGAAAAGGAAGTAGGTATTTCTTACCGGATTTCGGAACTTCTCTGTATGAGTATATTTTTGAACCTCTTGACTCACCTACTTTTTCGTCTATCGAAGCGGAAATTAGAGAACAAGTCATAAAATACATACCTAATCTTAAGATAACTAGTATTGACGTGACAAGTGCCTTAGACACTGAAGAACTACCTGGGACGATAGTTGCGGATAATGACCCTAGAGTATATAGGGTTGCGGGTCAAGGGACTAAAGAACATACCGCTAAAGTGCGGATTGATTTTACCATAACTAGTGATGCTTTTGAAACACGAGACTTCGTAATAATTAATATTTAATAATGGCTAATAATAAAATATCATATTCTGAGAGAGACTTTGTGGGGTTAAGGGGAGAGCTTCTAACCTACGTTCAGGACCAATACCCAGACCTCATCCAAAATGCTAATGACGCCTCTCTATTTTCAGTGTTTTTAGATTTAAATGCTGCAATAGGGGACAACCTCCATTACCATATAGATAGAAGTCTTCAAGAAACAGTCCTTCAGTATGCTAACCAAAGGTCATCAATATATAATATCGCTAGGACTTATGGTTTAAAAATACCCGGGACTAGACCTTCCGTGTCGGTTTGTGATTTTACCATAACCGTACCAGTACTACAAACGTCAGGAGGAGGTGATAAAGAAGACTTTAGGTATTTAGGCACATTAAGAAGAGGGTCACAAGCTAAGGGGGCCGGCCAAGTATTTGAAAACATTCACGATGTTGATTTTTCGGTACCATTTGACGCTACAGGATTCCCCAATAGAACTAAAGTACCTAATTTTAACAATAATGGGAATATAGTTAGTTATACTATCACAAAAAGAGAAGTGGTTATAAATGGCATAACTAAAGTCTTTAAAAGAGTAATTAGTGGTAGTGATGTGTTACCATTCTTAAAAATATATTTACCAGAAAAAAATGTTTTAGGTGTTACCGGAGTACTCCAAAAAGACGGAACCAACATACAAGCGGTCCCAAAAGCTACTGAATTCATTAACTCCCAAAATAAATGGTATGAGGTGGATGCTTTAGCTCAAGATAAAGTTTTTGTCGTGGACACTAGTAAACCTTCTGATTTACCTGGAGTTAAAGTGGGTAAGTGGAAACCCGTAAATCAAAGATTTATTACGGAGTATACACCCGAAGGGTTTTTCTATCTTACAATGGGTGGTGGTACTAGTAGTGGGCAAGAGAGTTTAGACGACTTTACACAACAAGGGTTTACCATGGATTTAAGTAGGTATATGAATAACCTATCTTTAGGTCTTTCCCCTAGAGCTAATACTACCTTATTCATACAGTATCGTGTCGGTGGTGGTAAATCCACAAATATTGGACCAAATACTGTGAATAGTTTTGGGACTATAGATTTTGTTGTTAATGGGCCTAACGTTAATCTAAATAGGTCAGTAAGTGAGTCGTTAAGTGTAAACAACGTTACTGCGGCAATTGGAGGAGCTAACCAACCTACAGTGGAAGAGATTAGAAACTACATTGGATTTAATTTTTCTTCTCAAAAAAGAGCTGTAACCTTATCTGACTATAAGGTACTAATAGATACAATGCCTTCAGTTTTCGGTGCTCCCGCTAAGTGTGGTGTCATGGAAGTAGAAAATAAAGTAATGGTGAAACTACTTTCCTACAATACAGATGGTACTTTAACGTCTAATGTGAGTACTACTCTAATGAACAATATAAGTGAATATTTGTCAGATTATAGGATGTTAAACGACTACATAACCATCCAACCGGCAGAAGTAATTGACCTATCTTTAGAAGTGGATTTATTAATTGACCCTTCATTTAATAGTGGTGTTATTATCACTAATATAATTAATGCTACAAATGATTTCTTTGCTCCTAAGAATAGAGAAATGGGGACAGATATTTTTGTGGGGGAACTAATTAAAAATCTTGCTGCTCAAGATGGTGTAAAAAACTTAATAGACTTAAGAATCTACAATAA